CTTCTTGTAGTTATATTGGAATTTGGTCCATCTGAATCCATCTTCTGAAAGAGGAAGGTGCTGTAGAAATTTGATAGGCCGACATAGGGGTAATTATTCAGTGTACTAGGCGCATTTAGTAGGAACTGCATAGAGGATAGATTTCCTCCACGCACAGAAATAGATGTACTGATTGAGCTAGCATATGTGGCACCCTGATTTGTAAATAAGACATTAGAGATATTAGTGGCATTTGACAGGGAATTTACTAAATACAGCGTATCAGAATACTCGGACATGAATGTCGTTAGACCTATATTGGCAGATGTGATTGGTCCCTGTGTGTTAGAAAAGGTGGTCCTGAAAGGAAATAGAGCGAATTGATTTATCACCAACTTCTGAAACTCGCGGAATCCGATGGAATTAGTCATAATAGGTAATGACTGCTCATACTGTGACTGAGTGTAGGGGATCAGACCCTGTGGTCCATAAGGCGCATAAGGATTAGCAACTGTTGACGGTGTAATATATTGTAATTGAGGAGTAGTACCTACAATAGACTTTACTGTCTGACCAAAGTATGATGAGCCTGTGCTGACTACCTGTGTAAGAGGATATGGTACTAGACTCCCTGTCAGATTTGTAAAGGTCAGATTTGAGCCTGCCGCGTTAAAGGGTACCATGTAGTACATGGAATCATAGCTCACCAGCTCATTACTAGCCTGTGTATATCCATTAAGATTCACATTGCTCGCCGCAACAAAGCTAGGATCATATCCGAATTCATACCATGTTCCAAATTCGACGCCGAATCCTGGTGTATTTGATAAGGTAGAGGGTGCATATACCTTAGATTGTGTATATTTCAACACAGTTAATGCACTAGAGATGGCGATAAACTTGCTGGCCAAGTAAGATCCCGTAAAAACGCCCATGTATTGAATAGCAGTATTAGGATCTTCGACCGTTGGTTCAGTGCCTCCTAGAGGGTAGATTGCACTCTTAAATGTGAACGAGCTCACATTGTACACACCGTCCGTTGGTAAGAAGCCAATTGCATTGACTCCTCGGCCAAATAATATCTTTCCATTTGCATCAAGAGGATATCCAGTAATGTAATCTTGAATAGAGCAGACATATGGCGAGAAGCCAATTGTACTCGCCGTTGTGATATTGTCATCTAATTGTTTCGGAATAAAGTAGTCATCATACCAATGGACAATTTTTATCTGAGATGCGGTAGTTCCCTTGTAACTATACACTTCATTTGTCTCTGGCTCTAAAATACTATTTTCGGTACCCTCATCAAAATACGAACCTGTTACAGGGTCAAAGGGCGTAATCGCCTGGAAGGTAAAGGTATTGGTAGGATCTATGCGGAAAATAGTATCAGGAACAAATCCTGGTTGCCCACTGATATAGCCGCGATAGTCAGTCAAGTCATCGCTCACACCAGATATATCATAGCCAATTGGCTTTCCTTTTACTGACACACTGATCTTGTATCTAGGATCTGAGGGGTCGATCCCCTGCAAGGTTGATCCAATAGGCAGCTGCAAGTAGTTGGAGTTGTAGTTTTCTACGAAGGGAAAGTTCGTCGGATTTGATCCTACTGAAGGATTGTCAAAGGGGCTAAAATCTATATAGTCGGTTCGGATATTCACATATTTCGTGTCAGTATAGACTACAGGCCGATAGGACATATTCGCAAAAGAGAGCCCAGCACTTCTGAAGATTGAGTAATAGCGCTGTCCTGAGAATGTACTGATATTTATAGTTAGATCCGATCTATCGGTAGTAGCTGAGCTGGAAATTATGTAATGAAGTGGATTCTCCTTTCTTCTGTAGGGTGTTGCCAGATCCGCCATGAAGGCTGCCCTATCGTGATACACATACGCCTGCACACTCGTTCCGAGATTAGTACTAATTGTTGGACTAGCCTGATTTATACCAACGAAAGACAGAGACGTATTATAGCAATAGAGACCTGTACTTACTACACCAGGTGGCCAAGGTGCAATAAACTCTAATTGCGCAAAATTGCTCTGAACATTCAAGCTGAGGATCGGCGAAGAAACAAATGCTGCCTGGAAGGACCGAGAAGCAATGTCTTCCAGTTGTACACTATTATAATTAGATGAGTCCATCAATTGATTCGTTGACTGGTAGAGAAATTCATATGGTGTGGAAAAATATGTTTGCGGTACATTCAAATTATTCGGATCTAAGATTCCCTTAATAAATCCTTGCTGATTATATCCTGCAAATCGGTAGTAGTAAGGGAGTGGTAAGGTCTCAACTTGTAGGGTCTGACGTACCTGAGATCTGAACTTGAATACTGTGTACTGAGCAGGCTGAATCGTTGCGAGACAGTCTACACTCCTAGTAGCCCTAGATGTCTGAATGAAATAGTTAGAGGAATCAATTGTCTCAAGACCAAATTGGAAGTTACTTGATGTTATACTGTAGGGTACCATTGACGTCGAGGGGTTGATACCGTCCGAATTAATACCACCTCCAAGAGGTGATGTCATTCCTGAGACATAGGTATTTGCCGAGATGAAATTCGGCCAGTACCCTGGAGAGTTGGAGTATAAAGCAACCGTGGATGCAATGGGCTGCTGACCTGATTGCAAGTATTCGGTGGTATAGCCAGTACGCACACCCTCAGCATTCAGACCATTCTGGATGAAAATCACATTTGACGTATTGAGAAAGTATTGGGCTGCAAAGGTCGCATAGTTCACTGCGAAGTAGGTGGTGAGCTGGGTCTGAATGTAGTTATACATGTCTGCAAAGACTACCTTCGCCTGATTCAGAGTGTTAGATGTGTTCGAAAATGTCTGGGGAGTCAGGCCAATATTCTGAATAATAGTCGTCAGATTTCTGGCATTGGTCAGATTAATAAGGTTGATCAGAGATGTATTCAGGGAAAGGGTGACAATATTTACTCTCAGACTATTTGTATCATATGCGACTTGATATCGGTTAATTAGATAGAACCGAAATGTGTGATGGAGCCTATATGTATCTAGAAGAGTGATATTCTGATCAATTAATCTTAAGAGAATTGGATCATTGATACCTGTTGAATTAAAAATGATATGTGTGTAAACTGTGTCACCATTTTCTAGTAGGCCAGCAGGGAGATTAAGATTTAAGAAGGGATATACAAGAGTATCGGTGGTATCCAAGAAGACCTCATAAAGCACAGGATAGTAGTAGGCTACCTTCACTTGATCAACCGTATATTGTGTCAGGCCTGCATACCGAGATCCCCAGTAATACGATGATATCTGATCCATAGTTGGATTTGCCACATACTTCTTATTGAGAGCGTCGTAATATGTATCACCAGGCTGATTGAAATTTACACTCAAGTCACCGTTTGCTGTGAAGGCATTTACGAACCCTGCGAATCCCGTGGGATAATCATAGAAGAGTGGAGTGTAGTTCATTTGAATCTGCAATGTATTAAGTAGATCACCGATATTGTAACTACCCTCGGCAACCTGTACATTATACGTCAGAGGAAATCCTAAGAATTTGTTTATATTTTCTCTACCTCGTTCAATAACCGGCAAGAAAGTATTGCCCTTTGCCGCCCTGAAATAGAAGAATGACGATAAGAGTTTAATTTCGGTTACTTGGATACTTGCCACGTTCTGATAAACACGCGGAGGCTTCAAAGTGAAGGATGTTGGTTGAGGATACGCAGTCCTATCACGATTTTTTGAGTCAATTAAAAAGAGCGTAGTTTGATCTTTACGCGCTGTTTCAAATTTCGTGTTGCCATATGGCTTCAGAGCAGTATCCGGAAGCTTATCTTCAAACTCGACGAGTGTATTCTGTGGACCACGATTTACGATGGTAGAGAAAGAAGCATAATAGGAATTATTGCCCATGTAGCTTGTTCGGTCATAGAGAAGCTGTCTGGCGAAATTTGCATAGTTTGCACCCGCATTATTTTCATCGGTCCACTCTGAATCAAGATCTGCATCTTGGTTCATGTCTACGGTAGGGAGTGATTTGTCTTATAGAAAGAATCCGGGTTTAGACTGCGCTTTTTCAAAAAAAGCGCGCAAAAAAGTTGTAGACCTTCATATCTCTAACCTCTCTTTTTGCGCACTTTTTTCTAAAAGTGCAGCGCAAAACGTTAAAAAATTGAATAATCTAAATGGGTTAAAATAACCACACCATGGGTCAGTACTACAATGCAGTCTTTCTTGCCGACAAGACCAATGAGGCCGATAAGGAATTCATCCGTGCCGCCATTCGCGCATTCACCTTCAACAACGGAATGAAGCTCGTAGAGCACTCCTACATCCACAACTCCTTCCTAGCAGCCGTCGAGTTTCTCCTGAGCCCTCTCGGCATCTTCTACAAGACCCGTCTTGTCTGGGCCGGCGACTATGCCGATCCCGAGCCTGGCTCCAAGGAGAATCTGTACAGTCTTTGCGACAATAAGGAGTATATGCCTCATCTTCCAGTAGACTATTGCGAGATAATGGCCACACATAACTTCATCGTAAATCATACAAAGAAGCAGTACGTTACAAAGACCGGCAGAGTATTTCACCCCCTCTCTCTTCTGACAGCCGAGGGTAACGGGCGGGGCGGCGGCGACTACAAGGGCTCCTGCGAGGATCTTATCGGCACTTGGGCACGCGATGTGATTTCTGTAGAGGTGGTTCCGCCTGCAGACTATTCTGAGCTCGCCTGCCCTTTCGGAAAAGAGTGATCTAAAATGATACCTATAAGATAACTAGCATGTCGACTAACGCAAGTCCCTTCATCGTCAATATTGTCCCTCTTCAGAATGTCGCTTCAGATATTCGCGGTACCGATGCGACCAGCGTCCTTCAAGGACAGGTCGCTAATATCTTGACCATGGTTGATACTACAACCCATACTATTTTTGCTGATAATTTCAGCAATTTCACACCGACCAACCCATATATTAATATTGAAGCAAATCTGAATCTAGCAAGTAATATCGGCTTATACTCTAATGATATTCTGGTGTATCTCAACACAGCCAGTACTATTACTGATGGCGGTTCTGTTGGCGGAGCTGCAGGGCCTATAGGTCCTACAGGTCCTATAGGCCCTACCGGACCTACTGGTCCAGGCAGAATAACTGCATCTGGATCTAATACTACGAATGGATCCGGTACCATATCTGTAACATTTGCATCTGCATTTGCAACTAGACCTAATGTGACAGCAACCTTCTTTGGCTCATCACCAGTATTTATTACTTTGAATACTGTTACAACTAGTGGATTCAATGCATATTCCTGGTCTAATACCGGTACGGCATTTCCATCAGCACCATTTTTATGGATTGCGTCTTTATAAGAAAGGCCTAAGAAGTTGTAGAATTAGGTAAGCAATGGACTCCTTAGACTCGCTCCCAGGCATGAATCAGTGTGCTCAAGTGCCCTCTGATTCCTGCCGTGTTCTCCCTATAGCCTGGCAGCCTTTACAGAGTCGCAAAATTATCCTCCTAGCCACTGCCACCATCCACGACAATTCGCTATTTGTCAATGGTCTCTTTCAGAACGTCTATATCCTCTACAAGCTCTTTGATTCCATGGGCTACGCACCTATTCTTCTTGTGAATGATAAGCCGAAGGATATCAATAATGTGCCATCTATCTTACGTCATGTTCGCATGCTGACGGTGGAGGAAGTCGTCAAGTCCCCCATTCCCATCCACATCTATCTTGAGATTGGAATGAGTATCGATCCCAGTCTCCGGCGCCTGTTCCGCATGAGTGGAGCACGTGTAGCTAAGCTCTATCTGGGCAATATTCTAAACATTGACATTGAAACTCCGATGTTCTACCACGGTATGCATTTCGCCCATCACGTCGTCGGTGAACTAGACGAGATCTGGGTGTCTCCTCACTATAAGCAGCACGAGGAGTACGCAGCGGTCCTTAATCACGTGGAGCCGGTGCCTAAGTCCATGAAGATCGCTCCCTATGTCTGGGACCCGTCTATCTTGACACTGGACGGTACTAGAAATCTGAGATGGCGGCCAAGGGCCGCAGGAGAGGTAGAGACCTTTATTATTCTGGAGCCGAATATCAGTTTCCAGAAGTCTGCCTTGATCCCTATTATGATTGTTGAGCGCAGCTACCGAATGAATAAGAGACCCATTGAGGTATTAGTGGGTAATGGGGACAGAATGGTGAAGAATACCTTTTTCATGGAGACAATCTTTCAGAATCTGGAGCTAGTGAAGGATGGTAAGATCACCTTTAGTGGCCGGCATGATATTCCTAGTATCATGAAGGACTATCCTCATGCAACTGGAGTATGTCACCAGTGGAATAATCAGTACAACTATATGACTCTGGAGTACCTAGTTGCTGGATTTCCGGTTATTCACAATGCACCAGATTGGCACGATATCGGCTACTATTACAAGGGCCACAGTGTGGTCGAGGGTTCTGCAGCTCTGATGAGAGCGCAGACACAACATACTAGCAGCCAGGAGAGGTATAGAGCTTCCGCTGAGACTCTGAAGTGGAGGCATTCCCCTTACAACCCCGACGTTCAAAAGGCCTGGCAAGAGTTATTGGGCTAGATTATGGAAGATTCAGATTCAATTCAAATGTTTAAAGACTTCCCCGAGTCGTGTTCTGAACTAACAGACGAAAAACGGCACGAGAAACGTATTAAACTGGAGGAGAGAATTTTTACAGTGCTCAAGACCAAGTATCTCGATATGTTCAAGAACTTCTGGGAATCGTATTCTATACCCAGAACTTCTGAAAAATGCATTGTGATTGTTGAGAGACGTATTCATCCGAATCTAGAGTTTATTATATATAATGCAGCATATTTTGCTAGGGGGTGGTCAATGGCCATTGTGTGTTCCGATACAAATATAGAGTATATTCGTGAGATAGTTAAAGGCAAAGATGTTCATTTGTTAGAGCAGTTTAAGGGTGATCCGGATCCAAAGACGGGTAAGGATGAGTACAATGCGCTCCTTCAGAATGCCAGCTTCTATATGTCACTCCCTTCCGAGAACCTGCTAATGATGGAAATGGATACATATCTGAGAATGCCAATTCCAGATAAACTATTGCAGTATGATTATATTGCTGCACCTTATGGATGGGATACATCTATGCAGGGGGGTGGCCTGTCATTCAGAAAAAAGTCGGCGATGATTAATGTTTGTATGAATTTCAAGGAGAAGATTTATCCCCAGGATATCTTTGCATACAAGGGAATAAAGGCGTTGAATTATTCTATTCCGCCGTTTGAAGAGGCAGTTGAATATTTTACAGAATCATGTCTGTATGAAGATCCGATAGGCTTTCATCAATGGTGGACATATTTTTCATTAGATGAACAAGAAGATGACTATTTTTACAGGCAATATGTAACTCTTTGTACTTTTTAGAAAAGGTGTGTAAAATATGCTTTGGGCTCTTTCTAGAATGGCGTATTTAAAATGGGGGGTAAAAGTATAAGATGTCCTCCAAAAAATATGAAATGACTGTGCACGGAGTTATGGCTTGGGCCAAGAATGAGTTAGAGCACGTAGGCTACTTGGTGGGAGTTAAGGATCCCGATATTCAATATTCTTATGCACAGAGTATTGTGAATGGTATGCTTCACCTTCGTGATGCTCTTTTTGAAATGGTAAATGATCCAAATTACAAGCAGCAGAGACCTGAATTACTTAGAACTCACGATAAGGTCGTACGTGTGGTTAAGCATCTGATCAAGGATTTTAAGGTGGATCTGAATGAGATTAAGAAGTTTAATACTAGACATGTTCTAAGTGATCTTTCATATTTGAAAGGATCTGGTACTCGCAGAATACGTAAGACTCGTGTGACGCGTAAGAATCGGAAATAAACTAGTAAAATTGATATGAGTATGTCATTCAGGTGTTCAACACCAAAATGTCTTGCCTACAATCAATCTACAACTTCCTCTGCCTTCCCTGGCAAAAGCCAGAGCCTCCTAGGGGCGGCGCAACAATGCTTGAGTTTGACGGTGCCGGCTGTCTCTTTACTGATGGCACTGTGGTGCTAGCAGGCTACCAGCCCAAGAAGGGCATCAAACTCATCAGCGGATTTGGAGGATCTAGGAAGGTCGGTGAAAACTACTTTGAGACAGCAATGCGAGAGGTACTAGAGGAGCTCCTTGAAATCAAACCGAATGAGCAGCTTCTCAATGCGCTAAACTCAGAGTTTCAGCCAAGTAGAGTTATGATTAATGGTACCTATATTGTTCTTCAGTATAGTCTTAATGATATTAGTACATTGTTAGATATTGTAGCAAGGTTCTATTCTCATTCACCTATTTACTCAGACATGCCCGTTACTCTCATAGAAGTCATCTTCAAACGAAAGCACATGAGGGGGATGGAAGTACCAAATGTTATTCTTCTGCCTCTCGTCAATGACTTTATCATAGATAGCAACTTTAGAAAAGATATTGAACTGGTCCAATCAATGCCACCGCTGCAGAACTGCCATCTAGAACTAAATATGACCACGCAGGTCTAAAAGATTGCTCCTGATTCTGGTAGAATGCGTGTGGGAATTACCGCCGATTTCAGATTTTCCATGTTCAGCGCAGGTCATGCAAATGCATCCTTCGCAATTGCCAAGATCTTTCAAGCTATGAATGCCGAGGTGATTTTTTTGCATAAGCAAGACGCTGACAGGGCTACTGATGTTTGGTGGGACGATGTTCACGAGTTGAAGGAAGATGCCCCGAAGCGAGTGAAGCTAGAGGATCAACTAAAGGCCTCTGTTAACAAAAAGCTCGATATCGTTATTGAGACCGTCTTCTTTTTAACTGCCTATGAGAGAGCCACTCTGGCAGAAAAGTGCATCTGGTATAACAGAAAGCCGTCACTGTTTACTGATATTGAGGCATCCGTCTATTCAAATAAGGGTCCTCGAGACCTAACTGGTATCTCAGCAATCTGGCTTGCCGATATCTACACCCAGCCTGATGATGTAGTATATCTTGAGACACTGTACCCTGGTATACCTATCACTACGGTGCCCTGGGTCTGGACTCCAGATATTATTGAGGCACATAGAAAGACGACAAAAAGTCCCACGTGGACCCAGGTATATGCAATGGTGCCTAAGGACACTAATTGGTCTTTACATATCTCAGAGACAAATGCGTCCAGTACCTCATCCTGCACCCTGCCGATGGTGATTGTCAGACATGCACACTTACAAAAGAAGATGCCTGTATCTCGTATAACATTTCACAATATGGATATACTAAAGGAGAATAAGTTTTTCACTGAGAATGTTCTGAAGCACTCGTCGCTGCCAGATGTGAGCTTTAATCTAATGGGCCGTCAACGTATTATTGATTGGGTACACGATCCTAAATCTGTTATAGTCAGTCATTCTCGGTTTATTACACTCAAAACTGCTAATCTGGAGGCTGCTTGGGTAGGTATTCCTGTTGTCCACAATAATGAGATTCTGAGATCTATTGGTCATGGCTTGGACACACTCTACTATCCTAATAACAGTGTGACAGGGGCTGCCAAGGCCTTGCACACTTTAATGTGGGAGACAGAAAAGGTGCCTTATGTGACCTCCTTAGACGAACTATCTGAAGTAAGAAAGAAGATTATTGAGCGGTTCTACCCTCTTGCACATGCTCATGCCTGGGCGGCAGCGTTAACGAAGGTGATAAATCTTAGTAAGCCACTGCCGCTGCCTCTACAACCTAGCAAGTCTCTCGCCCCTAAGCCTTTAGCGGCAGTTGAGCCACAGGTATTCAAGGTCCTATTTACTGATATGTGGGACGGGTTCAATGAGTCATATAATATGTTCACTCTGGCTCTTGAGACTGCACTAAAGGGCAAGGTGCATGTAGAAGGGCACTCTAAGGACACTCTCGGATCTTCTGTGCCATCCCTGACTATCTTTGGACCCTTTGGCGAGGAATGGCGCTTACTCCCTTTAACCTGGCCCAAGGCTCATTTCACTGGTGAGAATACTGAGCCTATTATAAATAATGAGGCATCCGTGAAACTCAATATCGGCTATAAGCTTCCCGATATGTCAGATAACACATACATCAGAATGCCCCTCTGGATGTTTGAGATTGATTGGTTCGGTGCTGACCTGGAGAAGATCCAGAATCCTATTCCCCTCCCCATTGACAGCTGTACTACTGTGCAGCCTGGCAATAGAGAGAAATTCTGTGCTTTCGTAGTAACAAACCCCAGAAACCCTATCAGAAATAAGGCCTTCACTACTCTTAACAAGTACAAGACAGTTGATTCGGCTGGTCGTCTCTATAACAATGTTGGCTCAGACATTTTTGCTGGCCTGGGAGGCGGTGGTGGTGAGCTTCTGAAGCACAAGTTTCTGAAAAGCTATCGCTTTTGTCTAGCCTACGAGAACCAGTCTGCGCCTGGCTACACTACCGAGAAGATCTTGCACGCCAAGGCAGCTGGGTGTATACCTATTTACTGGGGTGACCCCAAGGTCGGCCGCGACTTTAATGAGAAGGGATTCTTGAATGCTAATCAATGTAAGTCTGAAGCGGACTTGATTGAGCTGGTGGACAAGCTAGAGTCTGATCCTAAAAAGATGGAAGAGATGCAGGCGGTGCCGGCACTCAGCTCGTATTCTCGTGACCTTGTAAGGCGTACCTTTGCCGAGATGGTTAAGCGCTTCCTCACCATTGCAAATAGGGAAGACCTAGTGCCAGGGCTACCATCCTTCTTAGGTGCAAAGACTAGCGCAGAGGCTGATACGATGAGACCTGGCGCAGCAAAGAATGGGATAAAGGACGTGAGCAATTTATCAGTAGATGAAACTAGACCCGTACCCCCTACTGTTCCTGATTCTAAGCATGTGCATGTGGAGAGTCATCAAGTGGTCAGTAATCCTGGGTCTGGCACACTATTCACAACGGCTGCCACTCAGCGTTTCTGGCCCTTTCTTATTATGTGGCTCAACTCAATCAAGTCCCACGGACAAAAAGCAAGAGTCTACGTCGGATCCGATGTCTCAGATTCCAGTCTGAAGATGACCCAAGAGAAGTTCCCTGAAGTAGGGTTTGTCAGATTTCCTACAGAGACGCCATCGGGCTTTTCAGATTTCTGGGCGGCTAAGCACTATGCCTGGAAGCTCTGGATCTTGGACACAGTTACAAGAGAAGAAGCTCTAAAGGGTAGCCTTATCTTTTACATGGACTGTGCATCTGTATTACTCAGATGGCCTGGCGAGTGGCTACATGATGCTTTCAATAACGGTATTGCTCTTCTAGAGGATCCCAATCAGAAGAATAAGCACTGGTGCCACGAGACCTTCTGTGAGCTTCTAAAGGTAACAGATAAGGAGAAGGAAGAGCAGCAGCTATGGGCCGGCTCCTGTGCCTTTATTGCCGGCCACCCTGTGCCAACCAAGCTCTTTGCCGATGCATACAGGCTTGGTCAGGATCCTGATATTGTCGTTGGAGATAAGTGGTCAGGTATCGGTCCCGATGGCCATCCTACAGGCCACCGTCACGACCAGAGTATTCTGAGCATTTTATCGGGTCGCATGAGTATCAAGCGTTTTCCACTAAATAAGGTATATGGGTCTGAATCTGCGAGAACCACCTTCCACAGTGGCCTATCAATCTATGTACACCGCGGCTCCTTCGTTTCTCATAAGCCTCTCCTAGAAGGGATCGACGATGCCTTTGTTATTAATCTGGATAGAAGACAGGATCGCAAGGAAAACTTCTTGAAGGCGCATCCAGATTTGAAGGGACATGTGCGCCGGCTAGCAGCATATGATGGCCTGAAGCTTTCATTGACGCCATCGTTGTGCCGCCTATTCAAGACAAATGACTTCTTTTGGAAGAAGGCTGTAATGGGCTGTGCATTGAGTCATCTGAAGCTGTGGAATATGCTGATCTCAGAGCCACCTGATATCCAGTCATTCTTAATTATGGAGGATGATGCGAGGCTGGCACCAGGGTGGCGTGAGGCCTGGACAACTGCTTACAAGTCTTTACCTGCAGGATGGGACTGTGTCTACCTAGGTGGTATCTTGCCGCCTAATAGGGGAGCCTTTGCTAATTCACTGGAGAGGGTTGGACCTGGTCTCTGCAAGGTTGCGCCTAATAAGATATTTGGACAGAAGGAGCCGAATACCTACTTTCATTTCTGTGCCTATGCCTATGTACTGTCTAGGCGTGGCGCTGAGAAGATTTTGGGTTCCATCCTAGAGAGAGATGGATACTGGACCAGCGCGGATCACATGGTCTGTAACAGGGTTGATAAGATGAACCTGTATGTTTTGGACCCTCTCGTTGCAGGAGCTTCACAGGATGATGATCCCGCCTATCAGTCTGCCCAGTTTAATAATTTCAGCCGCGTGGATAACTTTGATAGTGATCTGTGGAACAATGATGAGCGCTTCAGTGCGGAGGAGATTCAGGAACAGATGGCAAAGGGAGCACCCTTACAAATAAGCGCTTCTATTGTTGAGGTGGATCAGGCATTGGTTAATCCTCCAGTTAAAAGTACTAGCGTAGCTGCAAGCGTAGCTGCTCCTGTGGCTACAAGCGTAGCTACTCCTGTGGCTACTAGCGTAGCTGCTGCTCCACTTGTAAAAAAGGGTCCACGTTTCCTCAGTCTGGATCAGTGTAAGGTCACCACCAGTAGCCTATACGAGGGCAAATGGCTGCAAGACCTCTTTCAGCAAGAGTTCATCATTGAACCCGTATCAATATCAGACCCTTTAGAAGGGTATGAGCAGATTGTCGTTATCGTAATAAAGACTCTCTGGGATAAACAACTACAGTGGCTTTCAACCCTAGTCTCCTTCGGCAAGAAATTCCAAGTCATTCACTTGGCTGATGAGTATGGCACTGACCCCATTGACTATTATTCCTGGCCAGAGGTCACTGGTGTCCTAAGAATTTATACAAGGCCTGATCTTCCTAAGGAGAAGGTGCTCGTCATACCACTAGGCTATCACTGGCAATTCAGAGGCAATCGCGATGTACCCCATCTCTCAACACCTGACCTCCCTTTCCGCGAGCTGAGCTGGTCCTTCGCCGGCACAGACTGGATGGAACGTTCTAAGAAAATGGCACCCCTAAATGCAATCCAGAAAAACTATGTCAAGTGGTTTGAGGACTGGAATGATCCTGGGCAGCTGAAGGAGGATGAGTATACCTCCCTCCTGCTAAACAGCAAATTTGTGGCCTGTCCTGGTGGTCAGAATGTAGAGACCTACCGATTCTACGAGGCATTGGACTGCGGTTGTATCCCACTCTTCCTAAATGAGCCAGCTACAGAGACATGGTTACAAATTTTCAATAATGAGATCCCCTTTCTTAAGATTGACAACTGGGACCAGGCCACTGCTATCATGCATCACTTACTCAATGATAAGGAGCAGATGGAGCAATACAGAAAGACTCTACTGATGACCTGGGCGAAGTATAAGATGGGTCTGAAAGAAAAGATGCGCCAGTGGTTAGCAAAAAATTGATAGCCTCGCTGAGTCTATCTAAGGTAACCTCAAAATGAAACAAAGTGAACAAAAACTACTAGATCAGATTATTAGTAATCCACGTACTATTAATCTGCGCTATGCACATTTCGCTTCTATTCACGTTGCAACCTTGATCAAGAGAGGCAAGATTATTGCCCAGGCTACAAACGGCTTTGGATCTCGTAGTCGCGGATCCGGTTATTCCCAGTCCAGTATCCACGCCGAAAAAAATGTCATTAAGGAACTCGGCAATATCCATGAGATGGCAGGAGCTACCATGTATGTGGTACGTGTTTCTAGAAATCCTAAATCTGAAGGTGATGATCAGTTCAAGAACTCTACCCCGTGCCCTCAGTGCAAGGTCTTTCTTGACAAGTGCATGAGAGAGTATGGGCTGAAGAATGTCTTCTATGTTTGAAAGCCAAGACTAGTTTGGCACAACGTACCTCACCTGAGAATGCATCGGGTTTGATCGAATATCTGCAGATCGAATAATTTTCTCTTTTTTGTACTTATTATTATAATGTATGGCATACACCATGGAAACGAAAAGCAACCCTCCTAGTACAATACAGACTGCAGATAAATCGCCTACTGTTATACCACTGTTTGCGGGCGATGTTGCTTGCGATGGCTGTAGGGTAAGAAGCGAGGTTGCAGTTGGTGATGATGATGTAGCGACGTATGGAGTAAATGCAGTAGAGGGTGAAAGAGTTGCAGACCACATGGGTGACGAGCTGATGGGCGACCAAGATGCCGAGGCTGTATTTGTGCTTGTGCTTGATAAAGATTGGGTTGGTGAAGGAGGTGAGGGTGATGGAATGACTGAAGGAGTCATTGTCATTGCAAATGCAAATGCTGTATAAGAATAAAGAGGACTAGCTGACATCTTGGATGATAAATATGACGCGTGTATGTAAATCAATTTTACAAACGCATGTTACATTAAAAACAACAATAAAACCACCGTTGCATAAATGTCAGCTTAGTTTTCACTTCAATATAGAATTTCTGAGACCACTCTGTAAATGTGTACTGGCTTCCCATGCTCAAATTACACCTACTGCAGATTACAACCATATTGTTAAGAGTAGTCGGCCCTCCCTTTGATTCCGGTATATCATGTCCGCACTGAAAATCAAAGACAGTCACTATATTTTTACACCATGCAGTCTTACACTTACCCTGGAATGCCTGGCCCATGTCACGTACCCAGAGTTGCTCTCTCACCGCCTTTGGAATTTTTTCTTTCGTCTTGTCCTTCGTCATCCTACATAAATTTAGAGCGCATCTTTTAGATTAGACGATGGCCGGCAAACCCCTCCTACAGCCCAGATGGGTTGTTATAGCCACGTATAGAAATATTCCTCTGCCTATAAAGCCCATTCCGCCATATAAGAAACTGACTAAGTGGCCACCAGCCTACGTTTTACGATCTAAACGTGCCTCTATAGTTGTAAATACAGATACAGATGGAGCCACAGAAGCAGCCAATTCTAACAGTTCACCTGATGGGGGGGATGGGTAATCAGCTGTTTCAGATTGCGACAGCTTATGCCTACGCCAAACGCCACTCAATGAAACTCGTCCTACCGAGAACCTGGGATCATGCCCCTGATAGGCGACCCGTCTGGGAGGAGTACCTCGATCCTTCCACATGGACCTTTATGTCTCCTCAGGAATATGCATCAACGAATTGGATAACCATTAGTGAGAAGGGATTTGCCTATGTTCCTCTCCCTGAACTATCAACCCTAGAGAGGTCAGGATACTATAGACTCTTCGGTTATTTCCAGTCAAGTCTCTATTTTAATGACTACACTGAAGATCTCCGCATCTTATTCAAGCCGCCGCAGCCTTTGCTAGTAGCTTCTATAGAATCTCTAGTAAAGGCTGGTATGCTCATGCAGCCAAATTGGATTGGAGCACATGTACGTCGTGGGGATTATCTGAAGGTGGCTGAGTATCATCTTGTCTGCAAAGCAGAGTATTATACAGGCGCACGCACCTTCATTGAAAGTAAGACTGGCCTACAACAGCAAACATGCTGGTTCACTGAAGATCCTGAGTGGGTTAAGGCGAACATGTTCAGGGAGGGAGATCTTATAGTATATGGGAATGCATCAGTGGATTTCACATCACTCACTTATTTCAATCATCTCATTCTGTCCAACTCCTCCTATAGTTGGTGGGCGGCTTGGCTCAACTCCTACTACTATCCACATGATGAGCGCATAATCTGTTGCCCCGATAAGTGGTTCGGAAGTTCTGTTAAAAGTAATGATCAGACTATCAGAGAGGCCGGTTGGTTTGTTATGGACACTAATTCAGGAAATCTGGTCGCACAAGTCTGAATCCACGTGAAAGGCGTCAAGGCAGGGCATTCGAATCCTCTCTCCGTGATTAAACTGTAGATCCACTCAACCGGATTGGAGTTTTTTTGCATCTGTTTCCATCTTTCCGTTGTTAGACGCAAAGATGACTTCAGAAAATCCAAGTACTCATCTGTGAGGCTCTCCTGTATATCTTTCTGCCATAAGAGAAAGACTAGCAGCATGAATATGTCACGACCCACTCTCGGACATGCATCAAAGGTCGACAGGACATCGTCGCCCGCTTGGATCCATGGCATCTTACCTGGGCCGAGACAGGAGAAGCCGAAATCAACCAGGGTGGCAGTTGGTGATGCTTGTATGGTTATTGTGCAGTCTTGAGTGATCAAGGTATGGACTTTCAGATCCTCGGGTTTTATAAGAATATTATCTGGCTTCAGATCGCGGTGGTTGAACCCGATTCGTTCCAAGACATGGCAGCACATTGCGATTTGTAAGACTATTTTGAGGAGTATATGACCATTTGATTGATGTTTCATACGCCAAGTTGGCAAGGACTTGAGATAGGCGTCTAGGATAGGTGCATTGTATATAGGTGTCATTGAGAACCAGAGAGCATTCTTATATGTAAAAAGATCATAGACCGCAGGGCAATGGGCGGAGAGATCCGCGGCTGCGAGTGCCTTATGACAGAGCCATTGTATCACTGCTTCCTGCTTTGTATGTCGTTGTGATGACGGCTTTTTTACTAGGACATCTTTATAGGTTGTAGTATCTAATACACGCTTTTTAGCCCAAACAAGTTTTCCAAAGGTAGAATCTACTACAGTTTCCTCAATCTGTAGAATTGAGCGCAGCTTGCCGGTGTGGTCTCTCATCAGACCATTATCATCTACAGCTGCACATTTTGACTGGGGTACACTAGACAATGTGTCTAATGTACCTCGCCAGGTTAGGCCTATTTCTGACGCATCAAACATTCCACTGCTACCTATTTACGCGGTAGAATTACTTCTAGATCTACGTTTGGATGTCTTGCTTCTTGTCTTGGGTTTAGATGTTGAGCGTTTACGTCTTGAAGAGCCACCCTTAAACGGCTTTAGTATTTCAATATTTTCAGCTGCAGTTAATACTACAAATTTATCTTTATCTGGTCCACTTTCATCATGTTTGACCAGAATAAAAGGTAACTTTTCTTTATCATATTGTTCCTCTACAGGACCAAATCTAAAATTCACTAGCTTGTACATATCAGCACTAGTACGATCTAAATAACGGCCAATGAATGTTTCATTAAATTTTACTGGATAGTTTGCTTCTGACAGACTTTTTAGATTTTGAATATAGCCTTCTGGGCTTGTAATTCTAATAAGATCTCCTTCCTTGATTCCTTTTTCTTTTAGAAAAATAGCCACTCCCTTCTTTTTTCTACCTTTGCCTGCGCTACCTGAGCCACCTGCGCCACCTGAGCTACCTGAGCCACCTGCGCCACCTGAGATACCTGCGCCACCTAATGATCTACTCCTTACAAATTCTTCCAGTTTGCTTTTATAAAGTGCAGGATTTGTTTGGGTTTGTAAAGAGCCTGCTGGTACGGCTACTATTGCATTATTAGACAATTCAAGTGGTACTAGGGGCGAACCGCTAGGAATTCCTGCAATTTTTAATAATGCTTGATCAATAGTAAAATCTAGAGGTTTATTCGTTACAAGACCTACTTTGCCTCCAACCGATAATGTCTGAGCAGGCGCACCAGGGTATAATCCAGATCCTATACCAGTGGTTCCTTGATTAATAATTACAGGAGTATTTGGATCTAAGCCTAAGACCTTCAATTGTTTAATAGATAATGTTCCAGAACCAGAACCTTCTGTTGTAGCAGCTGGAACAATATAATCAGGGCAGTGGTCCATTTTTACAATTTTAAGGAAATCATCGGTACCTAGGGTCTTATTTGCAAGTTTATCTGGATTCCACGCACCGTTTCTCCATTCTGTAACATGCATCTTCTTATCAAATTTAGTTGTATCATCTACAAATATATCAAAACTATCTATTCTGTATTGCACAGTCTTGCCTGTTTTAGGATCAGTAATTTGAATGCAGTCTTTAGTTTGTAAAGTTATTATTGGGCCTTCTTTCTGTACGATGATTGTACCTTTCTGTATTCCCTGTGTACCAGGATCTACAGGAGATGCTAATAAATAGGGCTTTGCAGCAGCCTCCTCTTCAGCCTTCTTTGCAGCTGCTTCGGCTGCTGCTTCTGCTGCCGCTGCTGCTTGTGCTGCCGCCAGAACTGCAGCTGCTGCTGGAGCTGCTTCGGCGGCTGCTGCTTCGGCTGCTGCTGCAGCTGCTGATGCTGCTGCCGCTGCCGCATCCTCATCAGCCTTCTTTGCAGCCGCCGCTGCTGCCGCTGCAGCAGCTTCCTCTTCAGCCTTCTTTGCAGCTGCCGCTGCAGCTGCCTCTTCTTCAGCCTTCTTTGCCGCAGCAGCTGCAGCCGCCTCCTCTTCAGCTTTCTTTGCCGCAGCAGCTGCAGCCGCCTCCTCTTCAGCTTTCTTTGCTGCCGCTGCTGCCGCTTCTTCAGCAGCTTTCTTTGCTGCCGCTGCTGCCGCTTCTTCAGCAGCTTTCTTTGCTGCCGCTGCTGCTGCTTCCTCTTCAGCTTTCTTTGCTGCCGCTGCTGCTGCTTCTGCTTCCTCTCTCTCCTTCTGTTTCTGCGCTGCTTCAGCAGCAGCAGCCGCCGCTGCAGCCGCTGCTTCTTCTGCTAATCTTTTAGCTTCTGCCGCAGCTGCAGCATTTGCTGCATTTTTATTAGCTTTTGCTTGTGCTGCCGCCGCCGCTGCTGCTGCCGCTGCTGCTGCCGCTTCCTCTTCTGCCTTCTTTGCTGCAGCAGCTGCCTCCTCTTCAGCCTTCTTTGCAGCTGCAGCAGCTGCCTCCTCTGCAGCTCTCTTTGCAGCAGCATCCTCTTCAGCCTTCTTTGCTGCAGCAGCTGCAGCAGCAGCTTCCTCTTCAGCCTTCTTTGCTGCCGCTGCGGCCGCAGCTTCCTCTGCAGCCTTCTTTGCAGCAGCAGCGGCCGCAGCCTCCTCTGCAGCCTTCTTTGCAGCTGCAGCAGCTGCCGCCTCCTCTTCAGCCTTCTTAGCAGCTGCTGCTGCCGCAGCCTCCTCTGCAACCTTCTTAGCAGCTGCCGCGGCTGCAGCCTCCTCTGCAGCCTTCTTAGCAGCTGCCGCTGCCGCAGCCTCCTCTGCAACCTTCTTAGCAGCTGCCGCGGCTGCAGCCTCCTCTGCAGCCTTCTTAGCAGCTGCCGCTGCCGCAGCCTCCTCTGCAGCCTTCTTTGCTGCTGCCGCAGCTGCAGCCGCCGCTTGTTGCTGTTGGGCTGCCGCTGCTCTCTGTTTAGCTGCAGCTAGAATTGCCTGTACGTGCAACTTCGGAGAATCCGCAGCATTAAATGGTTTCAACTTCAATCTAATTATTTCCTGTATAAATGGCAGGATCTTCGTTTCTAGACCCTGTATATTTGTATCTGTCGGCTTTTCTGCAGCCAATTCATTTGCAGCCATAGTTAAAAATGATCCAGAGACTTTCTTAGTATGCTCAGTCACTTTCTCCGCCGGCTCCAATTCCGTAGGTATATTATCAAATACAGTATCTATAAACTGCTGATTCACATCAGATCTCGACAACCACTTCTGTATTTTTTCGATACTATCGGCATTATCCTTGTAGACAACCCCTTCCAAAAACAGGTATACTTCAAAGGCAATATCTCTTACTATGGTATCACTGACACCGCGTCTAATTTTTTCAATATCCTGGTTTTGCTTCAGTGTTTCTCCAAAGCTAATCATTCTCCAAGTACCAGGCATTCCTGCTCTCCCTGCACGACCAATGGCCTGAATTAAATTTCTCGGTTCATCCGTATCATAACCAACAATTACGTGGAGACCCTTTGGCGCTGTTTTAAAGTCAACCTTGTAATCTGTGCCTCTACCTCCTAAATTAGTTGTAATAATTAAGTTACCTGGTACCAGCATTGTTTGTATTGCATATGAGTTTGTAATCTCCTTATAAAATCCAGGGGGTTTGCCCTTGGAATTAAGGTACTCAATTAATTCGGTTGCTTTAGCTGGAGATTCTGTAACTACTAACACTGGCTGTGCCCCCTCTCTATCTGTAATTTCTTGTAATATGGCTTCATTCCATTTATCATTTCCTTGATCCTCCTTTATTTTTATTCTTGTCCCTTCTTCTTTTAATTGTGGCTCAGCAAACTCTGGTAGAATTACAGGGGGCTTATTTATATTCCATACTAACATTTGAAAATCACGAAGATCCTTCTGTAATCCAGATGTCCCAGAAAGCCCAAATAAGTGCTGAGATTCACGTATATAACGATTCAATGAAAATGCCTTATAACTCAATGAAAAATCACTGATTATACTCTTTAATTCGCGTAATTCCAAAAACTGTTGTATACCCTCTCCGTATTTCATATTGCCGATGATTTGACCAGAAGAATCTAAATATTCTATAGCACCTGTAAAAATCAATCCTTCTATTTCAGGCATTACATAATTGAACTGATCTACTACTTCAAAATCAGTTGATTCTATTATATCATCAATTATACTATTAATTCTATTAAAGCATGAACGCAATTCAGGCTTCATTGAAGATATTTCCGTTTTAATAACAGAATCATCATCTAAATGTTGATCAAATAAATCTTTGATAGCGTGTAGAGTGGCCTTTTTTTCGTCACGCTTGAAATTTGCAATTGCGCTAGTTAATATCCCATGTAACTTACTAGTATTAGTTAATCCATTAACTAAAAATTCGATTTCTGACTGAAGTGACTTTTTCAAATTAAAATTCTCACCATTCTTATACTCGTCGGTTTTAAAGACCTTATGTGCATTTTTTATCCACGCACCCTTTTCACGATTGTAGCGGTCTTCGATCTCTTTGAATACTGCAGCCTTCGTTGCATCATCTTCGTTTATAGTCGCCTTTATTTCTTCTTTAAAATTCTCTGTAAATGTTTGATCGTCTATATTCTTAATATCGGCAGCTGATAATTCCTTAGAATTGAGTGTCTTAACCCCATCGGCAATTTTATTCAAGATAATTTTAATTATTTCATTATCAGGATCAGGATCTGATTGTACTACTGTTCCATACGCAGAATCAATCAGATTTGCGTCGGATTCATCTAGGAGGACGATACGGGGAACTGCAACTGGATCTGTAAATACAAAATTTCTATCAGATGCCTCCTTTAATGCCATAGATTCAAAATCATAAGGTGTTCCGTATATTATACTTAGTGCTGTGCCAGCAGATTTAAAACTATCATCGCCTATTAAGGATGCCGCCTTTTCACCAAGGCACGCCTTTATTAATGGTAATGCATCTTTAAAGCCATCTGCTGCAAGAGCGTTTGTTGAAGTAAGAACATGAACTGCAGAATTCGGAAATAATTTTCTAAGGAGGATTGCAATAGTCGCTATAATATAGGATTTACCTTGACCTGTACCCGCCTGAAGGAGAAGATTTTCCATGTTCAAATATAGTAAGGCTGCCATCAACTGATTATTTCTTAAACAGAAGTTTGTTAACTTATTATAATTCAATGCAATTAGAGCCAGCTGCTTTATTTTATTTACTTCTAATTCATTTGTATCAATTTCCTTTGTCTTATCAGACGTGACCTTCTTATGCTGATTAACATAACCATCAAATAGCGCAAGCTGTTGGTCTAGTTTAAGAGCTTCTTTAGCTGTTAAAGATTTATAGTCCTCTGTATTTAGAGGTGGCCTGACACTTTTTAAAAGTTCTAATAATCGTTCGCGAGATCTTATATTGGGATCCATTAAAGCATCATAGCAGACTTTTTTTTTTAACCCTGCGAATGCAGGGTCTTCTCCACCTTCTTGTGCAGGTGGAGTTGCAGGTGCGGTTGTAGCTGCTGGTCCAGTACTAATAGGTCCGAGCTTTAGTTCTTTTGGAAAGAATACTGCATAATTCATAAAGATGCTATTATAGTAATTCTCATACATTTTCTGATCACTACCTCCGCAAATTACAGATAAAATTTCTAAATGAGAGGGCATAGTTCCAGCCTTTTTTATCTGCTCAAAATCCTCCTTCTTATATGTTATTCCTCGTTCTTTATCACATATCATCGACATTACTTCTAATACACCGATACAGTCTTGATCTATACCCTTATACAATGCCTCATAATACATTGATTGTTCGCCAAATTTGGTTTTTATAACATCCTTATATTTAGCGTCTGCTATGGCATCAATCTCAGTAAAAGATTTCTTTTCAGCTATATCTGCGTATTCATTATTTTCTGATACTATAATCATATAAGAGAGCTTTGCAATATACTCGCGATAGGCCTCTAACTTTTCAAAATATGCGGTTATGTTGCTCTTATCGAATGATTTAACACATTTTATATATAAATCTAGAATATGCGCTAAGGCCTTTAATTTTTTGGCCTTTATTTCATTAGTTGAGGGACTGGGGGTGTATGGGGTACCTTTGAATATGGATTCGATAACAAGAGAAAAATCAATAAGGTTAATTTGTGAATCCCTAGGGGTAGCAACAGGACTTCCTCCACCATTACTTCCAGATGATAAAGAGGTAGATGAAGAGGTAGGTGAAGAGGTAGGTGAAGAGGTAGGTGAAGAGGTAGGTGAAGAGGGATCTTTAGAGATTGCAGCAGGAGTTGGTGGTGACTCGCCCGCAGGTGTCTGTGGTTGAGGCGGCGGAGTCTTTGGTTCAAATGGAGTCTTTGGTTCAAATGGTGTCTTTGGTTCAAATGGAGTCTTTGGTTCAAATGGAGTTGATGGAGTTGATGGAGTTGATGGAGATACTGGTGTTGATGGAGTTGATGGAGATGCTGGTGTTGATGGAGAGGATGATCCTGTAGCCGGCTGTTGCTGTTGCTGTTGCTGTTGCTGTTGCTGTTGCTGTTGCTGTTGCGGTTGCTGTTGCTGTTGCTGTTGCTGTTGTTTTTGCAGAGCTGCCTGCTGTTGAACCTGTAGGAATCGTTGATCTTTCTCTCGCTGATCAGTTGATTTAAGTAGGTCATTAAACCTTCTAAATTCAAGATACCTATCTATAAGTGCATTACGAAGTGGCCCCGAATCTTTTTTCTTTAATTCCTCCAAGTTATAGCTCACATCTCCATAACCAGACATAAAGCTAGTATTATGTATTGAAATATTAGGTATCCAATTACTTAATTCATTAGCAGTGAAGCCTTCACCTTTAAGTTCTTTTTCGGTTGGGAAATCTTGACTAGTTTGCAAATAATTACTTATCTTTTTATTTGTATCGTTATTTTTTTCTATTTCTTTAAGATCGTCGTCATCTAAATTTCCGTAATTATCATTGATTATTTCATACTGCTGTTTTAGTTGATCAGCACTCAAGCCTCTTTTTTCTTCAGGAAGTTTTACATAAACTTGATTAATAAATTCTTTTAAGGCTCTTAATTTACCCCCACTCTGTACATTCCTGTGCTTTCTTCTTGACGTATTCTTTACAATACCACTCATCTATATAAGATTTAGATGAAAATTCTTCCTTTCTGACCCAGCAGACCCGTCAATCCAATGAGCTGCAATCTCATTCGGATGCTCATCATTAAATCCACTACCAAACAGTTCAATCCAACCGGAAGGAGCTTCCCACGTCCACTGGCTCATATTTAGATCCCAAAACCCTCTCTTGCATTTTTTCAGATCAGGGTTAGACTCACTCACATAAACAGACAAGGGTATGTACCGACCTTTCCAGACAACATAAGGAGATCCCAGAGTGTCAGGATTAATGCGTCTTCTCGACCTCCATTTTAAAGGGACTGACGTAAATTGCTCAGGAGTTGCAATTTCAAAGGACCATTTATCCCTGTAGAATCTCCACCACCTTTCTCTGAACTGTTTCTGAGACAGGTGAACAATCTCATGATCTAGAGTCTCAGGACGTGGGTTCCAAAGTAAAAAAACTGGCAAGGCGATTCCCTTCAGACCCCGAGTGTGCGGCAAACCAGAATCTGACCGACCATCTAGATAAACGAGGCTCAAAGGACCTTCAATTGGCACGCTAGTCTTCACCATCATGCTACCAGCCTCGCCTTCTGATGTCTGAACATAGGGATAGCCACGAGCCTTCTGATTAATCTCACCAGCCACAGACTTTTCCGGATCCATGCTACCGTAATAGTTGTCTTCTAATGCCCAGCCGTCTATGACAGCCCTTGCATCTGCAGCGTCTATTGTATTTATTCGGACCTGATCAGACATACTAATTCTTCCTATCTTTTGCTACACGAGTCTTCTTCATATCAGCAACCAACATCCTCGCCTCAAAGAACGAGTCCATCCTTGTCTGACCTTTTGCCTCACTGACTCTAGCCGATCTCCTGACAATCGCCTGAGCAGGAGGTGCCTTCAGTGTACCCTCAGGCACTGACCACATACTCAGCAAGGTGCCAGGCTTCTTTGCAGCCATCAGCGACTTGAACAGGTAGTCCTGTGCATAGAGCTCCCTCTCTGCCAGCTGAATATCCGGATCCGACGACCACCCCCTGTTGGGAGGCCTAGCCCCAGGCAGCTTGTCCACCAGAATACTGAATAGCTGGCCAACTGGATTCTTGAGCTGGTGGTCAATGTAGAATTCCGGATCCGGCTTCAGGTTATTCGCCTTCATGAAGGCTGGCGTCTCGATACGGTCTCCCTGTGTGCCCTTGAAGCTAGCAGGCTGCTTGAAGTACACAAACGAGAGGCGATCACCAGATGCCGGAGCATTCCCTGGATCCCTCGCAGTAATGCGATTTGCCAGCACCTTGTGTGCAGGAGGTGTCGGTGTCTTATACTCAGATCGGAGGCTCTTAGTCAGCATCAGCTGATTCAGGCTCACCTTGTTGTCAATCATGTCCTGCACCCACTTCTTGACAAACTCAGCCGCCTTCGGCACATCCTTCTCCGTCAGCAGGATCTTGATTGCACCACCATAGATGGTTTTCACGATCGGCGCATAGTCACGACGCTTCGTCGCAATACCCATCGACTTCTGCACATAGTCATCCGCATTCTCCTCGTACATGTTCCCCACGTAGCGCTTCTTGCTAAAGATAATAAACGGATAAAAGGCCTTGTCAAACTCAAAGTCATGAGGCTTCTTCAGAGCCTTCGTGATGAAGTGACCTGCCTCCGTTGTAATGTCAATCGTCGCCTGGATGGCCTCACGACCTTCCAGGCGATCCCCTGTCAGAGGATTCCTGGGATTGATCTCCACAAAGAGAGAGTCCGTATCACCATATACCACGTGAGCAGAACACCTGGGGTCCTTGGCCTCAGGGCCGTAAAACCGCTCAATGGCCGCCTTCGCAAACATGATCTGCTTCCTGCCATACGCCGTCACTGACGCAGCCAGGTGCTGGAGTCGGACCTTGAACACACCCGAGCCCAGCTGACCATAGAGAGAGTTAGCCGTCAGCTTGTAGGCCAGCTGCTCAGCATCCAGCAGTGCCTTCCTGAAGGGATCCGACTCTGACTTGATCTCCTTGCGCTTGGCTGCCCTCGCAGCCAGGAGAGCATGCACAATGTTGGGCAGAGCCGACTTGCGCTGGCCCTGAGGCGTAACAGGGTACTGAGCGTAGCGGCAGACCCGAATGCCCGTCTTGATCTTCTTGGGCATCTTCCTGGTATCGAGCGGATCCGGTTTCCAAATATCAAAGGAGATGTCCACCCACCTGCAGCCCATGGCCTCCCCGGCCTTCTGGTACTTGGCAATCTTGGACTCATCTCCCTCAAAGGTCCATGCAGTCTTGATCTCCTTCCCATCCAGGCCATAGTCCTTCGCCCACAAGAGGGAGTCATAGCTGATGTTCTCCGACTCAATGGTGGACGGATACAGGGACGCAAAGTCACAGACACCAATCGGCGACCTCGTGTAAAACCCCGGCGTGGGGTCCAAGACAATTGCACCCTCATACGAGTCCTTATCCTCCGCCTGGATCTCATCACCAGCCTCATTGTACCTCGGCCCCTCCGGCGCATTGAAGGGAGGGGACGGTAGCGTGGCAATCGTGAGACCCGCATAGTGGCAGAACTTGAAGATCAGCGACTCAATCTTCACGCCCTGACCTCTCGTGAAGATCATGGTCTCAGGCACGGAACAAACATTCGCCATGCACATGGCATTGTTGAAGGTCTCCAACTTGTTGTAGAGCTCCATAGTAAGTTCACAATCCTGAATACAGTAAGCCGCGATAGTGTGTCGATCAGCGGCAGACCCCTTGTGCAGCCTGAAGATATCTGCAGGGCTCACATCGTCCTTCACAATGACCCATTTGATAGCCAAGTCCGTATCCAACTCCTGGTCTGCCTCTGACGGCTGGACAACGAGGAAGCCTGAGCCAACCTCCAGAACGGGAAGCTTCTCAGTTAGTTCATCACCCGTCTCATCCAGAAGAACAATGGCTCGGCCCACCTTGGCCGAATTCGTCGCACTGGCCTGGATCTTCCATGTCCCATCCTCGGCCTTTGATACGCTCTTGAGCTTTCCAGACATGAAGTACTTGGTCACCTCATCCAGCTTGTAGGAAGGGAGCTGGTAGCCGCGCTTGACCACGTGATAGAGATCCACCTGTAGGCGGCCATGGAGGGATAAGGTGTGGAGGAAGTTGTCACCCAGAGCCGAGGATGCCAACTTCTTCTCCTGAAGCAAAACACGTCCACCGTGGCCATAGAGGCGTGAGAGGAGCTGGAAATTAGGATCCTCCGTGATCCCCAGCATCTGGCAGCGCTCCCAGACATAGCGCTCATCAAAACCAAAGATGTTGTAGCCGACCCAGACATCCGGATTTGTCTGTGCCAGCCACTTGAACCAGCCTTGGAGAAGTTCTTTCTCGGAAGGAAACGACTTGACCTCAAACTCGCTGGACTTGTCGCATGAATCCAAGACAAAGATTGTTCTGGTAATCTGCCCCTCTGAGTCCTTCAGAACACATCCAATCTGAATTACGGGATCCCCTAACTCCTTCTTGGACTTCGGCTTCGCCACAGGAAAGTCTCCCGACTGGCTGTAGCACTCAATATCCCAAAAGAGCGTCTTGAAGGGTGCAGTCGGTTTCGGGGCTGCCGTGACCTTGGTTACATCCGTCCAGCGGCAGGTGATAACGCGGATGCCGGACTCCTCATCCTCGCCATCATCACCTTCCACCGATGCCCAGCCACAGGGTGCCAGATCACGGAGATGGAAGAAACGAAGGAGAGGATCCAGACCTGACTCGTAAACGGGGAGGGGCGCAGATGACTTACTCGTGCTGAAGATCGGCTCCTGGTAGTCATTCAAAAGGAGCTTCTTCAGGTCCCGGAAGTCCTTGAGCGAGTTGACAGAGAGCTTCATGAAGGTGAACTCCTCGTCGGCAGTGAAACCGAAGAGCTCCTTGCGCTTCTCAGCCTTGATATACAGGGAGTCGGGTACGTGACCAGCAGCCTTGAGTAGATCCTTCAAGTGATTTGGATCAGTCTTAGGATTCACCTTGAGGTACAAGTAAGGCTCAAACCCCTCCACGTCACAACGGAGAGGCTCGCCCTCGGCAGTCATACCGAAGAGATGGATGACTAGGCCGCGAGTCTGCTTCTTTCCTCCAGAGTCCTTCGACTTGTAGTTGCGTCCCTCCTCCTCAAACTCTACCTCGACCTCCTGCTCTTCCTCCGTCTCTCGCGTGATCGTGGTAATCTGATCACGCGAGATGGCGTCTAGTATGTGAAAGATGGCAGGTGGCATTGTGTGTAATTTACCATGTGATTTACTGAAAGCAATTTTACTGGTGAGCTAATTTAGGCCCTAGCCCTTCTAGTTTTCTTATCCTTTCTCATTCCGATTATAGCATCTAATGACTTGACCTGCTCATTGATTGCATATAAGAGGCCCTTGCGACTGCTACTGCTGCCGCTGCCACCCCGTTGCGGAGCCTGTTCGCCAACTAAGACCGCGGCTGTACCAGTTGGAGAGCCAGATTGTGTTGCAAGAAGATCAGAGGCTACATTTGGTGCCGATGATCTAGGGCGGCTTTTAAAGGTCTTGTTTGAAGATGTTGCTGAAGGCACATTGACCATAGAAGGTACCTCTTCATTATTATTATCAAATGGTGATGCAGGTGTATTTTTCATAGTGTTACGCTTAGCACTCATATTCAGAGGCATATTCGTGATTGTCCTTTGAACTTCTTCATCAACTGGATTTGTAGGAGTATCATCATTGACAACTGTCTCAGTCTGAATTGGTCCCAGAGCTTCTTCCTTAGCATTCGCTTTAGCATTCGCTAGAGGGTGATTCATCGGCGCTTGCACCAAGGCCGACAGGGTTTCCCGATCTTCAGTCAGCGACTCCTTTCTCGGCATGGCATTAGTGGGCTGCCCATTCTCGTCCTTGAATTCGGCAGGCTTCTTATCACGCCCAACCAACATCAGAGTTGGAAAGAATTTTCTGGGTACATTCGCCAAACTCGTCTTATTAATGTATTCAGAATCCACAGACGCCAGATTCAGGCCCTTATTCTTGAGCTTGGTCAAGGGACTCCAGACTTCCTTGTTGAAGCGGTGGCAGGCTCCACACCACTTTGCATTCACGTAAACGAGGGTCAGAGGGCCTTGGACGATCAGATTCTCAAATGCTTTTACTGCTCCTCTTGACCGGACATCTAGAACTCGGGGCTTACGGCCATTTCTACGTGTCACTCTTCTATTCCTGGTTGGTGCCATTCCCTTCTAATTATGTACTTTTTTATAAATGGCCATCATTTTTTGCATGCATTCTTTCTAAAATGCCATCATTTTTGGCATGCTTTTTTCTAAAAAGCGTATAGATGGCAATGCCAGTATGGACATATTTAGTTGTAATAGTCTCAGGACTACTTTTGATCTGTTATTACACATATCTCAAGGGAAAACCATTTAATGTTGAACAAGGTTTCAAAGATAAGATAGTGCTTGATACGTCCAGAGATACGACAATGTTCCCTTACACAACTGAGCCCATCAATAATATTGACCAATACGAGCTAGAGGCAGTCTTTGATAACGAGGGGGATCGCGAACTCAAGGCGCAGCAGATTAATCAAATGACCCGTCGTTACCCCCTCGACTGGACGAATTACCCTCCCAACGCCAGCAAGTTCCAGTCTGAGCAGGCCAAGTACATTGAGGGCTTCTCATCAGATGCATCTGCCAAGAATCTAGAGGAGCCCTACAGGGCTATGGGGGATGGAAATCTAGTACCTCCCGACACATTAGAAATGGAGAAGCAGGAAAGAGAGATTTTACAGACATATGAGCCTAAGAAGGCGAATGATCTGACAACATATGATATAGATGATGCTCAGACACTCGTTGAGAAAATATACAAACCCAAGGGTCTTATACCTAAGGTAATGAGAAGGGAGGGCAATGTGTTTGAAGTGGTGGGAACAAGACAAATCAACGCTAAAATAGAATACGAGGATGAACTTCCTGTTGCCCCTGCTTCCTCTCGGCCTACTCAGGCTGCTGGAGAAGCGACCATCCATGTACCGCCCACTGCCACCGAGACCGCCGCAGGCCTTGATCCGTTCTACGAACCCACGACCGCGACTAGATCTGATAGGTCAGACTACACGAAATGGACTCCTGGCCTAGAGCGTATGTTTGCGCCGACGTATCCTACAACTGATTGGGTTGGTCAGCCAAAATAGTAATTTTTGGAAACCATATAAACTAATCGTTAGATAATATCTAGATGGATAACTGTATCACTCTAGATAGTACTCTGTGCAAGACGACACTTTGTGATCTCTGCTCACGCACTGGGACTGACAAGAGTCCCTTCACCATGAATGGCGGTCATAGGCACCCTTATACAACACCCTACTCACTCTTCTTTGAACCTCTTAAACATAAACCAATCAAGTTCGCAGAAATTGGTATTTTCCGTGGTGCGTCCATCATGGCATGGCGTGCTTTTTTTACTCGGGCGCGTATCTATGGCTTTGATATTGATCTATCTGCAATGCAAACTGTAAAGGACTTTAATCTCCCTGGAGTCTACCTGGATGAAATGGACGCAACCAAGGCTGATTCCATGGAGTCAGTCTTTCAGCGGCATATGGCCGATGGCGAACTGTTCGATGTGATCCTAGATGATGCACTACACAACGTAGAGCAACAGGCCATTACCATTAGAACGTGCATGAATAAGCTGAAGCAGGGGGGCCTTCTTATTATTGAGGATGTGTTCCGTGATCAGGATCATGCACCCTATCTGAAGGTGATGGGGGAGGTCAAGGATCTCATCTCCTTTTCCACCTTCATTGTCTGTGACCACAAGGACAGATACTCGCCTGGGTGGAATAATGACAAGATTCTGGTCATGGTGAGGGCTTAGATCGAATCCTCCTGCCTTGATTGAAAATACGTTAAAAATATCGTATTTAGTTCATGTCTTGCGTTCCCATTGAATTCAAAAAGTCCATAACTATTAAAACTGAATAATCCATCCATTTGTACCATAATATTATCTAAACAGATTTCTTTGAAGCCTCTATACCTTGAACAATAGGATCTATTTGGTCTACTACCATGCCATAAATGGTATACGATTTGACTATAAAAGGTCACTTTGGTGTTTTCAAATAATTTGTAATATTCTGTGTATTTATCAAGCATCCAATCCGGTGAATTCTCTTTCCATTCAGGACTTGATAATTCCTTCTGTAAAACTGCAGCGGCAATATTGGTATCACCAGATCCCAGTATATTCAAATCAAAGATGCCCTTCGGCTCTATAAAGTCACGCCGAAATGCCCATGCAAATCCTGGATGATGTTTACCTAAGTTTGGTTGTTCTATAGTACTTGCATATACAATTCCTGGCCTTCTAAAATGGATAGTTTTTAAATCTGATGCTAACCATATAGAATCTTGAAACGGTTGAACCACATCATACGTGTCCAAAAGCAGACTCACATCATTATACCATGTCAGCTTTTCAAAGAGTAAGTCACAATCCATAATAAAGAATTTAGTGTACTGTGCAGGCACCTTCGGCATTAGCCAATTCAGCAGGTTCTCCTTATAAAACATGTAAGAATCTGATCGCGTGTTAAAGATGGTTGTGCCATTTTCTGGAAATAGCGGTACCTGGTCACCAAAACAGTGTTCTACTAAGAAGACTGGTATACCAGCACTTGTTAAGTTGTGGTATGTTAGACACAGATTTTGAGCGAGTTTCTTATACGAACAGGGATTAAAATAGACAAGTAGCACAGCCATATCTTGCCTAGTACTGCTAGGTTTTGAATAGGCTGGTATTGTAATTTCAATAAATTCATCTTCAGGTTTGAAAATCAGTTGATTTGAGTTACGCTCCTCTTTCTCATATTCATTTACAGCCATTGAAAGGCATCTCTCAATCTCTTCTTGATCAAGCTCAGGGTACTTGGCATAAAGTTTCTGTAGAACATCCTGCTTCTTCTTTGCCTGTTTGATCCTAAATGAATCGTAGGCCTGTATGGAGCCTCGTATATTATTGTGAACCGCGGCCCTTGTCATGGGATCAGTTTTAGGATCTCTAAGCTGTGCATTCATTGTGTCTATACGCTGCCGTGCCTTGACCAAACTCTCCGAAAAGACGGATAAGGCTGTAAATTGGATATCTTCCTTTATCTTCAGATCCATTATACTATATAAACGGCGATTAAATCTTTATGTATAACGGTATGCCAATATGGTTTGATTACAGAGAGAAGGCACTTCTAAAGCTAGCGCCGACAGTCAAGGAGTTAACGCCCCCCGTAGGGGATATTTGGATCGGAGATCTCTCAGGTACGAATCTGCTTGCAGGAGGTGTGATCCTAGAGAGGAAGACTGCAGCTGATCTGGAGGCCAGTATCATTGATGGGCGCTATAAGGAACAAAGGGGTAGGCTCTTGGCGTACTCAAAAGAACACAGAGTGGCTTTTGGCTACGTCATTGAAGGCGACTTGGATCGCCTAGGTGCCAGGCTAGATGAATCTGCTTTACTGAAACACATCACCCGGCTCCAGTTCCATTATCGCATTCCTGTGGTACAGACTGCATCAGCAAAAGAGACAGTGAGGCTCGCTGAACTCATTGATGCGCAGTGGACTAAGGATGGAGGGAAATTTGCATTTGAGTGTCTAACTGGAGATTCTACTGCTAACGGCACAAACGCCAGCGCTTTCACTGCAGCATCCTATATCAAATCAGCCTGTCGTGATAGCCCTGATACGTTTCTCTTAGGGACATTAACACAGTGTCGTGGGATTAGTGAGGCCATGGCACGTTTAATCATGTCTAAATATACCACCTTGGAGGCCCTAATGATGGCTACACCTCTTGATCTAGCTGCTATTTCGGAGGAGGGAGCTAAGCGGAAGGTGGGTAAGGCCGTCGCCGAAAGGCTACATGGGCTTTTGCACCCTTTACATGCGCCATAGCTCATCCAACACATTTGATAGACCATCCTTCTTATCCGCAAATGTCACTGTCTTAGTCTGGCCTTGTTGCTGACGAGAAGCAGCAGAATAAGGCGAAGGGCGTTCCATGGTCTCAACAAAGCCTGCAGGCGGTGTATAGTCAGAAGCACGCAAGGCCGGTCCCGCGCCCGGTGTGCTAGTTACCGCAGTCCGCATATTCACCTGAGACGGTCCCTTTCTCTTTTCCGGCCCCGCCATCTTCGGGATCATGGATTGGACAATCGGATTCTTCTCCATATGATATTTGTGCTCATGATGCGCCCAAGAAATCCATAGCAAGTTAGGATATGTATATCTAACTTCGTATGCCTGGGACCTCAGCTGATGAACCACATAGACTACACAGTCCTTCAGATCCAAGGCAGGTAAGCCAAGTACAAAGGGCGGAATATTGTAATAGACAAAGGTGGGCTGATTTGGCTGAACGGCCGAGTGGGCCACTTTCTGAAGTGCCTGCTCCAAGATCTGATTATACGCTCGATGCCGGGCCTTGTCCTTCTTTAGTCTGACATCAAAGAGTGTAGAAGCATGTAGCTGTGGTATACCCGCCATGGCATTTTGTTGATTATTCTGTTGGGCCTGTGTGCTTGCGCCACTAGCGCCACTAGCGTTACCAGTGTAAAAGCCTAGCTGATCCATTTGCCTTACCTGGTAAAAGGAAGATATATCTGCGCAAAGTAACACACCATGATATCTCCGGCTAAGATAATGCGAATTCTCTTAACAGGCTGCACTGGATTCGTTGGCAAATTTGTCCTCCATGAACTCCTTAAACGACTGCCTTCAGACTCTGAGATTGTCTGTCTTCTCAGAGGAAAGAAGGGTCAATCTGCCGAAGATCGCTGGGCCTCTATCAAGTCAGATTCACTCTACCATTTTTCTGATTTATCCAGAGTCTCTATAAAAGAGGGCGATCTAGAACACTTGGATAAGTTCACCTGGGAGCAAGGTAAAGCCCCCGATATGATCTTACACTGTGCCGCCAATGTTAAGACGCTTGATTCCTATGAGAATCTCTACAGAGACAATGTGATCGGTGTAGATAATCTCTGTAAGGCAGCCTTGAGCTGGGAATGTAATCGTCTCATCTTGATTTCTACCTGCTATGTCCACCCCAAGGGTTCAATAGGAAGGCCAGAACTTCTAACGAAAGGTTTACCCAGACATCTTTTTACAACAGACTATACCTACACCAAGTATCTCGGAGAAAATCTTGCTCAGACATTCTCAGACAGACTTCAGATTTCATTGCTCAGACTTAGCTGCGTAGGTGCACCTTGTGGGTGGCTAGATGCACATCCAACACCGTCTGCTATGGCCCATCTCGGTATCATATCTCTGATGCTCAGAAGTAGACTAGAACACGTGAGAGTCCCTTCCACGATGAATCTGAGTATTATCCCGGTTGATATTGCTGCTAGATCGATCGTAGACGAAGTTCTAGTCAAAGAGGCTGCCGATGAAATAAGGGTTCAACAGATCTGCCCATCTCCAGACTCTATTTGGAATATGTCAATGTCTAAGATTTGTAAGACAATTCTGAAGCTTTCGCCTAATCTCAAACTGAAGGTGTATGATATGCCACAAGAGGCATTTGAGCGAGAACTAAAGGTGCAACTAGGGTACTGGGCATTTAGTCCCTGGGGCTTGAAATCACTAACCTTTCATCAAGAGGTGAATCGTTTCATAGATAAATTTGCCGATGGCCAAGTCTTTGAGAGCAGCGTACCCAAGGAGTATTTTTTGTCATTACATCTAGGCCAAGATCAAATATACGAGCAAACTTGTATATACGTTGCGAGAGGAAATCACCAGCACATTCTGGAAAAGGGCTCATACAATAAATCCTTACTAGACTGTTTCTGGGGTAGAATGCCTGAACATAATATTGAATCTCTCTTTACCTTCCGTGAGCCAATTGTCTTTCAGTCGAAAAAAGAGGCTGAACAACGGATATTTGACTGTTACTCATCATATAGGCCATTTTTTGCCGATCCAGATACAGTCATTTCTAAGTATAATCCTGCGCAAGGTGTTACTCTTGGCTGGACATATGATGAGATAAAGGATTCTAAGAAGCCTATTAAGATTGAAATTCTAGGGACCCACGACGCGGTGACTGGTGTAAAATTCATTATACATCATGCTACGGGGGATGGTATATCCTTTGTCAGCTATATTCTTCCAAGACTAGATTCTCTCTCTAGTCCAGTGCCTGCACAAATAAAAGAGGCTTCGGCGATCAAGTCCAGGTCCCTTACTATGACAGAGGAGCTCTGGTGCTTTATTTACTATTTTGCTCTTATGGTCAAACTCATCTTTTCGCCTCCTCTTCCTAAGCAACCTATGTCTCAAGATCGGTCAGTAGAAATGACCACCACTAAAATTCATAAAGAACCCGGTAAATCATTCACGCTATCTTTATTAAAACAGACTTACCCTGCCTTGAGAACTGCATTGGCTCGAGATACCGTCGTCTATTGTATTCCTGCCGCAATTGAAGGTCCTGCACAACGGGGACTCTCTATGCCCCGTAATTCCTTCGTGCCTATTATTCTACCATGGTCACCTGAAGGCGGTATAATTCAAGAACAGCTGATAAATTCCAAGGCAGTCAAAGCATTATCGTCTTTGCTAGTCTACTTTGTTTCGCTTACGGATTTCATATCACTGCGCGACCATATTCTTGATCGCATAGACGTGGTGTTTTCATCACTTCTTGCATCTGAACCACCCCTCAATACATTGAAAACAACGCATTTTCTTTCTCCAACACCAAAGGTTATTCCATTCACTATATGTGCTGCAACAACAGGATCTGAAACACATATTACAACTGCTTCCTTAATTGACGCTTTCCCTGCAAATAAGCTGATGGAAAACATCCTGCGTGCCTAAACGCTGCCACAAATCTTCAACTAAATGATACCACCTCGTCGTATAATGTTAAGTGGAGGGGGGATCAAGGTAGTAGCCCTTGTCGGATCAATAAAAGTCCTGCATGAGAAAGGTCTTGATAAGGCTGTAAAAGAGTACTGCGGAGTCAGTGCCGGTGCATGGATGGCATTCATGCTAGCCTGTAAGATTCCTGTAGAAGTACTTGAACGGCTAATCATGGAATTGGATTTCGGTGTCATCAGAAATGTAAGCCCCGATGCGATTCTCGGGTTCCCCGAGACCTTCGGTCTTGATGATGGATCCAAATTTATAAAACTTCTCGAGATTATCTTCAGAACAATTCTCAAGATTGATCCGAATACGACATTTGCGGAAATGAAGTCTGGTATTCTCTTTCGGTGTTGGGCGACAGATTTGACTTTACGAACTCTGAGGGAATTCTCTAAAAAGGAGACACCGAATGTACGTATAATAGATGCTCTTCGGGCTTCAACTGCGATTCCTGGATACTTCACACCGCACATGGATCCCATAACAGGGAATATGCTGTCTGATGGTGGTATTCAGGGGAACCTCCCCCTACATTATTTGACTGATAAGGAGTGTTCTGAGACTCTGGCAATCGGATTCTCATCTGCAGCGGATGACCCTCAAGCGAGGGAAACACCTCAAGATCTCATGCAATTCATGAAGGCGGTCTTTGACTGCCTTATTCACTCACGCAATGAAGAAGTAATGACTCGATGGAACCACCACATTCTGAGAATTTCAACTGGCAATTATCCATCATGGAACTTTGAGGCCAGCCGGGAAGATCGTCTCATGCTTTTGAATGTAGGTGCCAAATCAACCAATAACTGGCTACTGAATCCTCTTGCCAGTGCCCGTAGAATACTTAGGAGGAATTCTGGCTGATAAAGTTCTTCATAGCTTCTACCGTGCGCTCACCCTTGTACTCAATATTGTTGCCTGATGCAGTAGATAAGATGAAGGTAGGGAACCCCTTGACATTGTTGGCATCCAGTTCAGGGGCCGCCTGGGGATCTCCCTGCTCCAACATTCTGATGGAGGTCTTCTTGCCATCAGTCTCAATCTGACCAGAAGCTACGAACTGCCTGAATGAGGGAAGAAGCGTCTCACAGTGAGGGCATCCGTTCATGTAGTACATGGTGAAGCTATTCTGCTTCGGAGCCAGGCCGGTGAATGACTCCATCATCCTCATACCGCCACCGCTGACTAGAAAAGAAATATAGAGAAGAATAGCAATGACGATACCAACCAGGAGAGTAATCTTGATGTTGGGCATGGTGAACATGCTGGGCAAAGTTACTTGCATTTCTAGAATAAGACTACTTTTTATTATTTAAATGTACCATTCCTACATGCACGGTATAAACTATTCACCCTAAATCAAAGTATGTGGACTGCAGGACTTCGCGAAGGTGTCTTATACAAGGTAGCCAAGAGACCCCTTGACCCTAGATGGTCTCAGGCCGATCTACAGGCGGTTCTAGGACTTTGTGCAAGTGGACAGCATCTTGGATGGACCGAAGAACGGGCCTTCCAAGCCGCGGAGGCTTTAGTCATAAAGAGAAAACTGAATGTCATTTGGCAGAATGATGAGCTGAATGCGGATGTTACTAGACTCACTCATCTCTTGGAAAAAGCATAAGACCCAGTAAGACAAGGAAAAAGAGGAGTGTATGCAGAAGAAGTCCGAAAGGTGTTGGGCAGCCTCCACTTGATGTCATGAATAAGAGGCCAAAGAGACTCTGGGTCATCTTATACGTTTCGGGGTTTGCAATTAAGAAGAAGACGAGTGCACTATAAAATGAGTACTTGGCCTTGAGTCCCAGTGATAGACCGGAAGACATCTTCTATTAGTTAGTACGGTCTTTTAGAAGCCTTGATAGGACATCAGCACGTACCATAATGGGGACCCAAGGTGTACCTACACCAGGCAGAGCCTTCTCGTAATAGGGCTTGATACGAGACATGGGTGTACTTTCACTTTGCAAAGATGGCTTCATGAGTTCTTCTAGCTCATGAGGAGGGAGCATATCAACCGCTTCACGTGCTTCCGTTAAGGCTTCAGGATCCTCACTGTTTTCTTCAATATATTTCTGAAAGGGCTCAATCGCACGTAGAATTGGCGCCTTGGGAGGCTTGGGGAGAATAGCCTTGTGCTCTGGACTTAGGCTGTTGTAATCGTCATTGACCTGTCGCCAGGCATATTGGTGCCTTATGAGAGGTTCAAATTCATCGGGGGAATACTTTACGTCCTCCTTTTCAACTGCGCCACCTTGCTGTCTAGATAATGCGGAACTTAGCCTATCTCCAGGTCTTGCTAGCGTTGGTGCTGCTTGCTGAGGTGCTGCTAGCGCTGGTGCTTTTCCTGCTGCTGCCGCTGGTGCTGGTGCTTTTCCTGCTGCTGGTGCTGATGCGGCTGCTGCTTTTCCTGCCGGTCTAGGTGCCTCTCCTGCATTTGGAGTCACCCTTTCTTCCTCCGTCAATGCTCTCGGCATCAACTGCAGACCCCTAGATGCGGTTGCAGCTCTAGAAGCACTTGGCTTATCTGGATAAGGGCCGAATGCATGTAAGCTACATAGACCCGCATATCCTTGGTGGCCATACGCCTTCTTTCTGTGTGATAAGATTGTACCTAGAACTACCTTCATTTCATCTAAATTATTTATCATTGAAATCTGCGCATCTATTTCACCCTTACAGTTCGCAGATGACTGTAAACAAGCTACAAGCGCATTACCTTGCTGGCCAAGAACACGTGTAACGACTGCATCTGGACGCTGTGTTTGTGAATGAGGCAACAGTTTTAAGGCCCGAGTATCTATTACAAATGTATAAGAACCTGGAATAAATGTATCTTTTTTAGTTGTTCCTGTGCAATCTAGTAAATCTTTTACACAGTGGTGTATGGTTATAGCATAATTACCACTTGCCTGATTCCAGATCCAGTCCATGACTAGATCCAGATTTGCAGGTACAATCTCAAAATTAGTCGGCTGAGGCTTTAGAACATCCTTCCACTGAGAAAACTTCAATCTATTAAATGCGTCCACAAAAGATTGAGTAACCCCAGGTAGTCTACCTACTAACTCATCGTCCTTAGATTCTGCCGCGTCATTCAGACTTCTACTAACTGCATCAAATCCAGAATCAGGCTTTGTAGCAAGCAGACGTAGATTTGCATCATCGCGCAATGTTCCGAAATGAACCTTTACCGCCTCAAGTAGTCTACTTAATACGCCAGAAAGCCTTGAATTTTCTGCAGTGAGACGCGTCACTTGAGCCTTTAGTGCAGCAGTTTCTCGGTCAACTGCTTCTTGAATTTTCTGATTACAGCGCTTTCTTTCTTCCTCTAATTCCCTTTCTAGGGTCTGTGTTCGCGCAGTTAGCCTAGCAACCTCTGCAGTGCTTGCAGCATCTGCCGCGTCAGCATCTCCTGCGCTAGTACCAGCCGCAGCGCTAGTACCAGAAGCGCCAGCAGCAGCTGTAGCACCCGCTAATGCGGTTTCTAGTCGCTGAATCTCAGCATTACCATCAGATACTCGCTTTTGTAATTGGGCAATTCTAGGATCTTCAGTGGTAGGTCTCTCTGCGGATATTGTAGCAGCTTCTAGCGCCGCATCTCTCTCGTCTTCTGCAGTGGCCTTATCACGTTTAGCTTTTGCAAGAGCTGCTTTGGCTTCATCTAATTCTCGCTTCTGTGCTGCAGCAGCTTCTTCTGCAGCTGAATGCGTGGCTACTGCCTGATTCAACCTTTCAATTGTAGCATCTTTAGCAGCTAACTGTGCAGTTAGTTCAGCGACACGAGGAGCTAGATCGACTGGAGGCGGCCCTGGTTTAGCAGCTGCAGCTTTAGCAGCTGCTGCTTGTGCAGCTACTAACTGGCTTTGAAGATCATCCCGTTCAGCTTTAACTCCTGTAAGTTCTGCTGCTGCAGCTTTAGCAGCTTCTGCGGCTGCTTGCGCTGCAGCAGCTTCTGCGGCTTTAGCAGCTGCTGCAGCTTGTGCAGCTTCTGGTTTTGCTGCGGCAGCTTGTGCCTTTGCTGCATCCAATTCCTTCTGTGAAGCTGCATGCTCTGCAGTCAAGGCTGTAAGTCGCCCTTTAACATCTGCCAGTTCAGTATTACATTGACCCTTTTCGCCATTGCACTTTTCCACAGCAGCCTTAGCAGCAGCTAGTTCCGCGGCAGCTGCAGACTTATCTGCATCTGAAGTGCTCTGCTTGGCTTGACATTTAGCTAGTTCCGCCTCAGCCTTTTCAGCTCTCGCAGTAGCAGCAACTAGTTCTCCTGCCTTTGTTTGAACTACTTGTTTAGCAGCTTCCTCTCCTGCTTTAGCAGTCTGTAGTTCAGTTGCCTGAGCTGCAGCTGCTGCCTCTAGCCCCTTAGATTTTTCATCACATGCCTTAAGTTTTGCTGTTAGATCCGCGATAACTTCAGGCTTAGCGGCTGCTGCAAGGTCAGCTTCTAATTTAGCCTTTTCAGTCTTAAGAATTGCTAATTCAGGTGGTTCTCTAGGGTCAGAAATCCCTAATAATTTAAACTTCTGCGCTAATAATTCATCTATTTCCTTCTTAATCTGTACATCGCCCTGTCCTTGATTAGTTCCTAAAAATGTCTTCTTTATTTCAAGCTGCTTATCAATATCCTTTAATTTATTCATCAATTCGTCTGATGATTTATTACCTGCAGCTGGACCCTTATCATTTTCTAATCCCTTCATCAATTTAACTCTCTGACTCTTCAGCCCTGTAATTTGTTCATTAATCATCGCCTTTTCTTTTTCATTTCCTACTTCTGCATTTCCTCCACTTGATACCTCAGAAAGTGTTTTTAATTTTCCCTCGAGCCCTGCTATTTCCCCATCAAGCTTTTTAATCTTGCCAGGCACATCTAATTCTGTCTTCAAATTCTCATTTAGTGTTGCCAATAAAGTATAAATTAATTCCTTTACGCTACTAGCAGCATCAACATACTTACTATCACGATAGTGTACTTGTATTTCTTTAAATTGCTGTTTAATATGATTAAAAATTGGCTGATCTTTTACATCCTGTAAAAGTGTATTAATTTCATTCTCATCTAATATCACACTGGGATCTCCACCAGCAAATGCAGGGGTGGTATTTGGAGGTGGGAGAGTAGATTGAGCAGAAAAGGTAGCTTGACTAGAATTAGCTCCCTTGGGCAAGATACTATAGTAAATCTTTGGATACTTATCATATAAGAATTTCATGAGGCGTAATATACCAGCTCCCAGATTATTCTGAAACGTGTCTGAGATTGCACCATCATTTTGTATCTCGCTCAGTAAGACTTCAACGGATTTTCCAGAAATTTTAGGATAGCCTTCAAAAATCTTATCAGGATTAATAACAGAAGCATCACCCCCCTCCTTTGCCTGCTTGTATGCCAAATAGAACATACTTGGCAAGAAGGTCGCATAATTACCGACACCTTTCTGATCATCTTTTGTAAGCGCAAATCCAGAGTTAGCCTCGGCAATTGATATACACTTCGGTGAAACTGGCTTAGGAGTTTCATTCAATGCATGCAAATACAGATTTACCTTTTCTAATTCTAAATGGTAGGCTTCTTCTTGTATCGTCCTATCCTTTTTTTCGGCACCATTCTTTAGTAAAAACTCCTTATACTTGCCAAACGCATCAAGCATAATCTTAAGATCAGCATTATCACAGGGTGCTCTGTACTGACCCTCTGCTGGATTAGAAATAGGTATAGCGCCAATCTTTCGAATAAACCAGTAGCGCATGAAAACAGTTTGGATCTTTTCTGATTCTGCATCATTAACCACAAATCTCTCTTTGAACTCATTCTTCCGCTTAATCGCATTAATATCCCCACTAGTAACAGTGGTTGTGTCTTTATCAAAAGAAAATACACTTATCTGAGAAAACATTGCTAGGGAATTGCTTGGTGTTGGGTCCGAGGTGCCTTGTGCACCTTGTACAGCTTGTGCAGCTTGTGCAGGTTGTACAGTTTGTCCAGCTTGCACAGCTTGTCCAGCTTGCACAGCTTGTCCAGCTTGCACAGCTTGTCCACTTATACTCTGACCTGTGGCCTGTGTACCTACTGGATTAAACGGCGATTTCTTATAAATAAAATTCATTGGTAAACCACAACGTATTGGCACTTCACCTTGTCCAGGCGGGGTATACCAGATCTCTAATAAATTATTACCTTCTACTGCTACAGCTTCAAATGGTAGGGGTTTAGTTTTAAATTCTTCAACAGGTGAACCATTAACCTTTAGAGTCATAGTATTCATGTCAATTGGATTAGTAGTTCTTTGTTTAATTGTTAACTTACCAGTAGTGTCATCAAATGTAATATCAAAGAGAGGACAGCTGGCTTTAGCAGCACCAGTGCCAGCACTAGTCCCAGTACCAGTGCCAGATATTATATGATTAATCATCTGATGATGGCATACGTGCCCCTTGTACTTGATATCTATGATTGTATTTCCATTATCTAGAAGATCGTGTGTAACAGGAAAGGATGCAAACGTTATAGGTTGATTTAGAACATCTATTGTTATATCCTTAACATCGGTCTTTTTATCCAGTCTATAAATTGTAAATGTAGACTTATCTTTAATAAAATTAATTATAATATAAAATTTAGGACACTCTTCACCGTGATCATTCACAGTTCCACCAGGACCAAGACCAGTGCCAGTAGGTGCCTTTGTAGTATTTACAGCGATCTCATCAGATCTAGTAACTTCCTTGGAATCTTTGTATACAAATATAGAAAATACATATCTTGTTTCGGGATCTAAATTTTCCACTTTAATATGATAATGTGTATTATCAGTAGGTTTATTGATAGGTAAAATGTCGGTTTTCTTATGACTGGCAGGGTAAAAATTCAATTGATATGTAAAATCAGACGAGCCTTCAAAACCAACTGCAATACTATTGTGATCAGGCATTATATACATCTTAGGATTCCAATGACTGCTAGTACTACTAGGTGTAGATGTAGCAACAGGAGCCTTTAGAAGAGCTTGTGGATCTGATTGAGCTGATTGAGGTGGTTGAGCTAATACCACTGGATTCACTGTACTATCACATATCGGACCAATCTGTACACCATGCCTAGCAGTAAGTTGCGTACGACCCTTGGCGTCTGGGCATGGGGCGGGATTTGGTGATGCAGGTCGTGATGTTCCAATTTGTCCCTCACCTGGTATTCCTAATATTAACTTCTCTGGAGTATTAGTTGCCATACCCCTATCTAAACATCGCTGACATAATTATACTAGATGGCCGACGCTCTTAATCAGAAAACGTTCAATCCTTGGAATACAAAGAATATTGACATAACGACGCAAGATGTTGAAAGCATCATGCATCGCTATGGTTCTCCAAGCTTCAAAGTCAAAGAGCTCAAATGGTTCGCCCAGGCATGCGTACACAAATCCTATGTAGATCGCCCTGAAATCTGGGCCGAGCAGTCCTCAACAACAATGACCATGACGATGACGGAGAAACCTGAGGGTTGTCTTGCACTAAAACTCAAAGACAATGAGGAGCTAGAATTTGCCGGAGATTCAGTCTTATCAGCAATTGTCGGTAAATACCTCAAGATGCGATACCCTGGACAAGGTGAAGGCTTCCTAACAAGTCTCCGAACCCAAATTGTCAATAACAACATGTTGGGGGAGCTGGCGAAGAAAATGGGGTTCTCGCCTTTCCTCATTCTCAGTCGGCATGTCGAGGAAGTCTGTGACGGCCGAAATAATCTGCGAATTCTCGGATCCATGTTAGAGGCCTGGATTGATGCAATCATGGAGCACGAGGGGAATGAGGGGGTAGCCTACGATATGGCCCGCCGCTTCTTCACAACGATCATGGAGAAGCATATTAACTTCTCCAAACTTATCGCCGAGGACACGAACTTCAAGGACCAGCTTCTCCGCTATTTCCAGGCCCAGTTCCACCAGCCACCAAGATACAAGGAGGTGAAGGTCGAGGGGCCTCCACACGATCGTGTCTTCACTATGGGCGTCTTGGACCCTAATGGTAAGGTAGTGGCCACGAGCACGGCAAGGAACAAGAAGGTGGCTGAGCAGGAGGCAAGCAGACTAGCACTTGAGGTGCTTGCTAAAGCTCACTAAGCTTATGCGCTAGAGACACCCTCTAAGAAAACATAGGCCGAATCTAGATGGAAGGTGTACCTCCCAAGTTCGCGCCGTTCAAAAAGACTAGGGTTGTGTTGGCCTTAGAAAAGGATGATCCCTTGCCTATTGATCAGAAAACTGATCTTACTGCACACCCTACTAAAGATTTCAGGGCGGCAGAGGGCGGTGGGGCCGAAACAGGTGAGGAAGCCGATGCGGCGGTTGAGCCCCTTATGTTTAGTAAGAAGCGTACAAGAGCAAGCGAAACTGTTGCTAAACCCAGAGTTTCTAAGATAGGATTACACGGTGAGGATGAAGCACTTCCTGAATTTTTAAGAAGAGCAAAGGCTGCTGACGACAGGAAAAAGAAGAAGGAACGTGCTTCCGGTCTAACAGCTAGCGGAGCTATAGGCGCAGCTGGTGCAGATGGCGCCAAAGCAGGATCCACCGTATTTTCTCGCACTAACGTCGCAAGCAGAGAGGAGCAAGCTGCAATCGTTGCCTCCCTACCCGAAGAACTACAAGCCAAGTCTAAGATACTCCTGGATGTGGAGGCTGAGATCCCCTATGAGATTGAGCCGCCCTCAGAGGCCTTCATACCCATGACCCGCCGCGGCTTCGGTTCCTTTATCATAGACGAGTATTCTCCCATCTTCCCTACGAAGGAGGAGCGTAAACTAGATGTTGCCACCTGTGCCAAGAAGGGTGAGGAAGGCAAGAAGGAGGTCAAGATCTACCACTACCAGGCCTTCATTCGCGAGTACCTCAGATATGAATCACCCTACAGAGGTCTGCTCGTCTATCACGGCCTCGGTAGTGGTAAGACGTGCTCAGCAATTGCAGCCGCCGAGGCACTCTTCGGTAATCGGGGCTCCAAGATCATCGTCATGACACCCTTCTCGCTTCGTGATAATTTTATAAGTGAAATCAACTTCTGCGGCTTCAAGCACTTTCGTCTTCAGAATCACTGGACCTCCATGTCCCTAAAGCCCGGATCAACCCCTGAGCCTGGAATGGTCAAGATGTTCGCCACGAACGTCTATGGAATTCCCGAGACCTTCTTCACCAAGCGTGTAACCCGTGTCTGGGTACCCGACTTTGACTCACCACCCAACTTTGACGGTCTAGCACCCGAGGAGAAGGACGAGATTCAGACTCAGCTGAAGGCAACTATTGAGCACCGCATCAAGTTCATTAATTACAACGGTATCCTCGCAAGAGAGCTGAAGGCCATGGTCTGTGGCACTCCCGATATCTTTGATAACGCCGTAATCGTCGTGGACGAGATCCACAACTTGACGCGTCTGATGCAGGGCAACTTAGAGAGACCCTTCACCAAGGCTAAGCCACTTGAGACTCTGACTCCCGACAGAAAGCCCCTACCCCAGTGCGGAATGTCCGGTAAGTACACTCGCGGCTACCTCTTCTACAGACTCTTCATGGGCGCCAAGAACTCCAAGATCATTGGTCTATCTGGTACACCTCTCATCAACTTCCCTGATGAGCTGGGAATCCTCATGAATATCCTGCACGGACCCATTCAAACCATCGACTTCGTCTTAGCAGTGGAGCCTGGTCGTGCAGTGGAGGATATAGTGAAGAAAATAGTTAATAGCAATGAAAATCTAGATACTGTCTTTTTCATGGCGTCTGAGGGCTCTATGAGCGTAACTGTCACACGGCTACCTGAGCAATTCATCAAGATCTTCGGAGAGAAAGATGATATTATGGGCATCAAGCGGCGTGATCCCCTCCAGATGATACCGACACTTCAGCAAGTTTGGGATGGTCTCGCCGAGTCTATTAAGGCAGAGAAGATCGTCATACGCGGTGCACCTTACTTGAAGGCCCAGGAGCTGCTGCCCTCCTGGGACACTCTCTTCCGTGGTGCATTCCTAGAGGAGGACGGTATCACACTGAAGAACTCCATGGTCTTACAGAAGCGCATCAGGGGTCTCATCTCGTACTACAGAGGTATCCAGGGCAATGTGATGCCTAAGGTGATCAAGGACGAGATTGTCGGTATCCCCCTGAGCGGCTATTCTCTGACGATCTACAACAAGCTCCGTAACCAGGAGATCCAGGTGGAAATGAGCAAGCCGAAGCCTCAGGCCGCCACAGGGGGTGATGCAGTCTGGGCAGAGATCAACGATATCGCGACAATGAAGACACCCAGTAACTACCGTATGAGCAGCAGACAGGCATGCAACTTCATCTTCCCCGAGGGAGTGACGAGACCCAGGCCCAGAAATCTGGAGGAGCTGGATATAGAAACGGGCAAGGATCGTGACAAGATCATCGAGGCTGATATGGAGGATAAGGTCGCAGGCCGAGATTCTGATGCAGAATCGGTTATAGACGAGGACGACGATGAGGCCAAGGCTCAGGAAGCCTTAGCTGCAGGCACTAAAGGTGCAGTAAAACCTATCAAAGGCAGTAGGGAGGAGGCAGAGGCATACAGAGCAGCAATCAAGGTGGCTAAGAATAAGCTCAGAGAAATGGGCCAGACTCACCTACAGTTGGAGGGTCCTCCTGAGCGTAACTTGGCCAAGTACAGCCCCAAGTTTGCGGCAATGCTCAAAAATATCAATGCAATAGACGGGTCCTGCTTGGTCTACTCTCAGTTCTTGGAGATGGAGGGCATTGGCATTTTCGGAATCTGCATGGAGGCGAATGGCTATGTGCCCATTGAGATCGTGCCTGGGGGTGACGGAAAGCTCAAGTTCAGTGACCGCACGGCTGCGTCCCTAGCAAAGGGCCCCAAGGTCAAGGAGAATCGCTATATTGAATTCACCGGTACAGGGTCCAAGGAGCAGCGTGGTGCCGCAGTAAGTGTATTCAATGCTCGTCTTGATAAGCTGCCTCCTGCCATGGAGAAGGTGCTCAAGGACGGTGGCTGGGTAGACAACTTTGACGGTGGACTCTGCCGCACCTTCTGTATCACATCCGCTGGTGCAGAGGGTCTTTCCTTGAAGGCGGTGCGTAGTGTTCACATCATGGAGCCCTACTGGAATACAGTGAGAACCCAGCAGGTGAAGGGTCGTGCGGTGCGTATCTGCTCGCACATGGATCTGCCTGAGGCAGAACAAAACGTGTCTATTTACACCTACTGCACGACGATACCCGATGAGGCTGTTATCGCCCAGGCAGTGGACAAGACCCTGGAGCGCAGTGACCGCTTCTCTGCAAAGGATGCAGCAGTCCTAGGTGTCCCTGTGCCTCCGTCAGCGAAGGGCAAGGAAATAGATGCGAGCATGTTTAAAAAGGTGGAAGAAGTGGCTGAGGCACCAATCCCTGAAGGTGCTCAGGCGGCCTTGATTGGCCCTATCCGCTTCGGCCTGAAGCTGGAAAATGACTACAAGGGATTCTTGACTATGGCCCCGTCACCCATTGTGATGGATGGTAAGCGCTACCCCACAGTGGAGCACTATTACCAGGCTATGAAATTCCCAGATGATTTACAGTGGCAGGAGGCGATTCGTGTGGCGGATAAGGGTCAGAAGGCGAGGCAGCTGGGCGAGGACAAGACCAAGGCGCCGCGCGCTGATTGGGAGAAGGTGAAGGAAGCTGTATTGAGAGAGGCTCTCATTGCCAAGTTCCAGCAGAATCGCGGCCTACTACAGCTTCTGAAGGAAACTGGTACGAGGCCGATAGTCTTTGAGAGCAATGACCCATACTGGGGCGCAGGCTTGACAGGGAAGGGTAAGAATAGACTGGGTCTTTTACTAGTTCAGGTGCGTACTGAGCTCAGAGAATATGAGGTGCCGGCTGCAGTTGGAGATCAGGCGCCGTTGAAGCAGGTGGATTTTACGGCCTTAGAAGAGGGAGAAGCTGCTGCGGATGGTTCTGTAGCTCCGCTAGTAGCTGCGCCTGTAGCTCCGCCAGTAGAAGAAGAAGGCGGCCGTACTATGCGTTACCAGGCTGGAGGCGGACTTGATGCAATGCCTGATGAACTAATGCCTGAAGAAGTACAAGAGGGTGGTGGGCCTGATGATGACGACGATCGCGATATTATCTTGACAAGTGACCAGAAGGTACTTCTGATCAGCTTGAGAAAGGAAAGAGTGATGTCGGCCTTACAAACTCTAATGAAGACTGTATCAGTGGATTGTAAGCTGAACTTTGAAGATAACAATGATGGTAGCTTCAAGTGCTTAGATCTGGGCGATAATATCGGATCCTTTGCTTACCACCCTGACTTGCAGAAGGACATTGTGGAGACCAGTGCTGCATTCAAGGTGCAAGAGAAGGTCGCAGCACCCAAGGTGCAAGAGGCTGCAGCAGCACCCAAGGTGCAAGAGCCTGTAGCTGCGCCTGTAGCTGCGCCTGTAGCTGCGCCTGTAGCTGCGCCTGTAGCTGCGCCTGTAGCTGCGCCTGTAGCTGCGCCTGTAGCTGCGCCTGTAGCTGCGCCTGTAGCTGCGCC